GACTATCTCACAATCCCTCTTTGCCGTGATTGCCATAATGATCTGCACGCTTACGGAGAGGCGTCATTTTACGAGACTTTAAAGGTTATCTACCAGCACCTAGGCATGATGAATTTTGCTATTCTTTGCTTTGCAAGATGGCTTTACAAAAAGGATTTAAAACAATGACTTTGAGAGAATATTGCACGCTCAAAAACCAATCGACAACGGCATTTGTTGGACGCTTGTCAAAACGGCTAAAAGTCACAGAGAAATCCGTTTATAACTGGCTGAAAGGAAAACGGCCTCGTGACAAATACATTTACCAGATTATGAAGTTTACGAAAGGCGCGGTCACGCTGAGCGATTGGCCAGAAAGAAGTTGACAAACAAGAGAGAAATGGTATTCTGTTTCTCTGCGTAAAGCTAAGCGTGGGATAGGGTAGCTCCCGACAAGATTTGTGTTCCTGACAAATTTTCCCACGCATTACATACAGGAAATAACCGAAGGAGGGTTATTCTTCAATGAAAAATATATATCTGCCACAAGTATCTTTTGATGTATCAGAAAAAGATCTTGAGACTTTTCTTTACTACAGATCACAAGAGTTTTTAGGTTTAAAAGCTATAGCTAGGCAATTCAGAACGGATGTAGGAATTATTGACCTAATTCTTAAGTCTGTTTATGAGCCTAACATATATTTTGTAACTGAATTAAAAAAAGACAATCTTGATAGTAGAGCTTATTGTCAAGTTGTTAGATATTCAACATATCTAAATTCAAAAATGAACAAGGAAAACAACAGAGTTTTTATTCCATTATTGGTAGGTAGAAATCTATCAGATGAGTTACAACAAATAGTATATGGCCTTGATACTGAAAACATTATAAACCCGCATATTGTTAGATATGCTTTGTTCGGGTTTGATATTTTGAATGGTCTAAGTTTTAATTATCGGAACACAAAACAAATTTATTTTGAAAAAAATATATATGATTGTAGTTGGGTTGATAAAAAAGACGAATTAGTCGGATATTTTGAAAATAAGTATGAAATTGAACGAGTTTCTTTCGATAGATATGTAAAATCAGCGTGAGCAAAAGATGAATAAGTATGAACATTTATCGCCTCTTGAAGTCTTAATTTATAACCGAATCAAGTGGCTTACAGAGAATGGCGAATATGGTTGTTGTTCAATGAGCAACGGAACGCTAGGAGACTATTTTAAACGCCCAAAGGAAAGCATTTCTCGCACCATCTCAAAGCTTAAAAAATTAGGATATATCGAAGAAGAGCGAGAAGGAACTTTGAGGAAACTTCGCTCTACAATCAAAAAAAATATCTATAACTATGTCGTTAATATCGATGAGGAAGTCGTTAATATCGATGAGGAAGTCGTTAATATCGATGAGGAAGTCGTTAATATTGAGGCAAGAATCGCTATGTTAAAATCATTGCTGAATGACGAAGTCGTTGTTGCTGCGATGACGAAGTCGTTATTTAGCGATGAGGAAGTCGTTAAACATAATATAAGAAAGAATATAAGATATATAATAGATGAATTGAAAGAGCCTAAAAAAGAAAGTTCGCGCAGTCGCACTTTGGATTTTTCTATTTGTCGCTTTCCTGATTTGATGAAAGACTTTGCAGAGAGTAGGAAGGCATTAAAAAAGCCTCTTACGCAATTAGCCTTAAAGCTTGCAGAGAATAAGCTTAGAAAGCTATCCGATGACGAGCAAGAGATAAAGCTTATCATTGAGAGAACAATCCTTAAAGGCTGGGACTGCTTTTACGAATTGCCTGAATCTGAAAGGCCAAAGAAATACGGAAAGCCTGTTAGCGAAATGATTGTTAAGCCTTTGGAGTTTTAAAAGATGAAAGAGAAACTTGAAATTGAACAGTCTATCTTGTCGGCGATAATCTGCAACAACAAAGCTTTTGACAAATGCTTGTTTCTAAAACCATATATGTTTTCTGGTATCAACCAAGAGATCTTCTACCAGATTGATAAGCTAATAAATGCTGGGAAGACAGCAGATATATTTTCTATCACGCTAAGATCGGAAGACCAGAAGAAGTATCTTCGCAATATAGCCGCTTCAATGGCTTCCATTTACAACACAGATGAGTACGCCTCATATCTGCTAGCTTTGTACCAGAAAGAGCAAGCAACACTGCTTGTTGACACGACAAAACAAGCATTAACGCGAGATGGTGTTCAAGGAATCGGAGAAATATATCACGACCTTGTTGCTGGCGCTGATAAGATCTTTGGCATTTCATGCGAGCAAGACGACGGAATAATAGATGAGGCTTTGAACAAGGCTGCATATGGCATAGAGCAGGCTTTCAAGACAAAAGGCGAGTTTGACGGGATTAAAAGCGGCATTGCCCTGCTTGATTACAAGATAGGCGGCTTTAGAGGTGACGAATTAACCGTCTTAGCTGGGCGCTCTGGTATGGGAAAGACTTCTATTGCCTTAAACTTCATGTTGTCGGCGGTTAAACAAAATAAGAAGGTCTGCTTTTTCTCATTAGAGATGAGCAAGGTACAGCTTTTGAATAAGCTTGTTTGTATGCGGGCAGGAATAGAGGCAGAGCAAGCAAGAGTCGGAAAGATTGAAGATTGGCAGATGAAACGAGTTGCGGAAGCGACAAGAGATATGCAAGACGAGTTGAGAGAAAGCCTTTTTATCTTTGATAGGCCATCTTTGACGGTTGAGCAGATCAAGGGAACAGTACGCACGATGATTAGAAAAAAGAAATGCGATATTGTCTTTATCGATCACCTGCACCTTATCGGTTATTCTGAGACAAGAGACAACGAGACGACAAGGCTTGCAAGGATTACAGCGGCATTGAAAGGATTGACAAAAGAGTTTAATATTCCTGTTGTGCTTCTGTGCCAGCTAAATCGCGCGGTTGAGAGCCAAGAGGATAAGAGGCCAAGCCTTAAAGACCTTCGAGGATCAGGATCAATCGAACAAGACGCAGAGCAGGTAATATTCATCTACAGACAAGAATACTACATTGCGCGAAACAAGCCAGAAGACGAAAGCAACATGATCAAGATGTCTGAATGGGATACAAAACTTCAATCTGCAAAGAACAAGGCGACTCTCATTATCGACAAGAACCGAAACGGATCCGTTGGGAAGGTCGATATTTTCATGGATATTGCTATTAACCGAATTGGAAACTTAGAAGTTTATGGCGGAAAATATGACTAAAACAACAAACGAATTTCAGTCTTTTTTAAAAGACTTTAAGGCTAGGACAAAGATGTCAACGCCAGATATTGCGCTGAAATGCTTTCTTTCTACATCATTGCTAGAAAAGGTTTCTGGTGGCGCTAATTATACGGCAGAGACGCATAAAAAACTATGGCAGAACCTTGATTTAACGGCAAAAGAGTTTAAAACATTGCAGAAAATAAGGGTTAATCAAATAAACAAAGACATTAGGGTCAAAAAGAAAACAACGCATTTTACGCTAAAAATAAAACCACTAGCGGCAAAGATCGCATACGAATGTACAGGAAGCATCGCAGGTGCCTGTATATGGTTAGAAGCAACGCCTGCGACAGTTAAAACACTACTACTCCAACACGAAATGGAATCAAATGGCAGGATCAGTTAACAAAGTCATCTTACTTGGCAATCTTGGAAAAGACCCAGAGGTAAGAAACACTCAAAGCGGCTCTAAGATCGTAAATCTGATAGTTGCAACTGGCGAATCTTGGAAAGACAAACAGACTGGGGAAAAGAAAGAAAAGACGGAATGGCACAAGGTTTCGATCTTCTCGCAAGGATTAGCCGATGTTGCTGAGAAATATCTCAAGAAAGGAAGCAAAGTCTATCTTGAGGGCGCTATCCAAACGCGCAAATGGGATCAGAACGGAGAAACGCGATACTCAACAGAGATCGTCTTGCAGGGGTTCGGTGCTGTCTTGGTTATGCTAGACGGCAAAGGAGGCGACAATCACGCTCCGAAAGAGTACATGGGCGATGATACGACAACAACAGACTTGGACGACGAGATTCCGTTTTAAGCTAAACTATTGAAATTGAAAGGAAAAACAATGACTTCAATCGATCCAACAATCAAAGCACAGATCATCTCTTTTGTTGAGCGTTACGAGCGCCTAGAGACAGAAAAGCAAACAATCGCAGAAGACCAGAAGGCTGTAATGAGCGAGGCCAAGGCGATGGGACTGCAACCAAAGATTCTAAAGCAGGTCATTAAACTCCGAGCCAAGAGCAAGGAAGACCTAACAGAAGAGCAGGAATTGCTAAAGCTGTATGCGGCGGCTTGTAACCTGCAATATGGGCTTGACTTCACGGAATAAAGGAGATAAGCTTCTTATTGCGTTGCCACAGGGTCTAAAATGCAACAACGCCCTCTTGCGTTTTAGAAGTTTATCATTTTTTGATAAATTTCTAGTGTTACAACAATAAGTCGCAACATTAGAGATTGTTTAAAGATAGGCGCTCAGACAATGGGCGCCTTTTCTTTTGTTGTCTTTTCCATTTTGGAAATAACCACAGAATTCTTGTCAACAAAAATAAACTCGGCGTTTGATGCCGAATTAAAAAAACGCCCAATCATCATAAGTTATTGTTATTAATAAGCTTTTAGAGAAACTCGGCGTTTAATGTGTCATGAAAAATGATCATGCCGAATTATAGGAGATAGAAAAAAAAGAAATCCTATCTCCTTTTTTAATCGCGCGTTTATTGTGTTTGACTTTATGCTAGTTTTGTATAAAATCAATTATATACACAGTAGCAGGAGGTCATTTTGAGGATTTGTATTTTAGGCTCTGCTCCTTCAAGCCGTGATTTAGCACCATTGGAAGATAAAAGTGTAGAGATTTGGACAATAGCGCAGATGACTGTTGACCGAGCAGACCGAGTCTTTGAGCTGCATAACCTTGACCACCTAAAGGGATATTATGGAGATAGCTTTGAAGAAATCCTATCGACTAAATATAAACACAATCCGCCATTTATAACGATTGAGCCAATCAAAGTTCAGAACCGTGTTGAATATCCTTTAGAGGAAGTCAACAAGCTTTTAAATGATTGCGGTGCTGGCAAAGATTATCTCATGTCAACAATAGGGTATATGATCGCGTACGCTATTCTGCAAAGCCCAAAAGAGATCATGCTATATGGCGTGGATATGGCGGCATCAGACGAATACGCATACCAGAGAGCCAATTGCGAGTTCTTGCTAGGCGTAGCGGCTGGGAGGGGAATCAAGATCACAGTCCCAGAACAATCTAAGCTTTTAAAATGCCGCGCAAGGTACGGGTCAAAAGAGGCGATGGCAAAGATAGACCCGCATTATCCGCTAGAAGCTAAAAACCTAACCGAAAGGCTAGAGCGCCACAAGGCAGTACTCGCACAAAACGACAAGCAATTGATCATGATCGAAGGCGCATTGCTCACGCTATCCCGCATGGCAGAAGCTTCTAGCGCCATCACAATCGATAAGGCGTTTCTCGAAAAAGAATTGGCATTCGCAAAAGAAGCACAAGGCAAAGCCAATCTTGCTTGCGCAACAATGGCCGGATCAATCAAAGAGATCGAAGCAGAGTTAATGCTAATCAACCATTATAATCTCGGTGGCCATTAAAATACCTGTTGCAAAATAACCGCACCGGTTGCATAATAGACGCAGTCATGTTGTTTATTTGTCACAGGTATAGGTTATGACTGGGCACCCTCATTCGCCAAATTCAACGATGTCGAAACTGACGGCTCATAAAAAGGAGCTGTTCCTTGAGGCTTTGGCAGGCAATGGCGGCAATGTAACTAGAGCCTGCGAACTAAACAATCTTAAGCGCACAATCATGTATCAATTGCGCGACAAGGACGATGCCTTTAGAGAAGCATGGGACCAAGCCGTATCGGTTGGCCGCAATGTACTAGAAGATGTCGCAATAGATCGCGCACTAGATAAGAGCGACACCCTGCTTATCTTCATGCTTAAAGGCGCCTTCCCTGAGAAGTACAAAGAACGGTCTTCTGTCGATATGAACCACCCAGCCCTTGAGGAGCTTCTTCTCGAGGGGCGCAAAAGAGTGAAAGGCCGCGACAATGGTGGCAATTGATATCGAAAAGGCTCTGGCCGCAGATATTTCAACATTTTATGACGATCCACTTGGTTTCGTTCTTTATGCTTTTCCGTGGGGAAAGGTAGGAACTCCTCTTGAGGACTACAAAGCCCCGAGAAAATGGCAGGTTAAATTTCTCACAAGACTTGGCGAGGAGATTCGCCAGAGGAAGTTTAACGGCAAAGACCCTGTTGAACCTATCCGTATGGCTGTTGTCTCTGGACATGGTGTAGGGAAATCTGCTCTATCTGCATGGTTAAACCTGTTCATCATGTCCACAAGGCCTAGATGTCGCGGGATTGTGACGGCAAATACGAGTGACCAGCTGAAGACAAAGACTTGGGCGGAGTTGTCCAAGTGGCACAATCTAGTTATCAATAAGCATTGGTTTGAATATTCAAGCGGCAAGGGCTCAATGTCCCTCCGTTGCGTGATGGCCTTGAACGAGTGGCGTGTAGATGCTCAAACTTGCCGAGAAGAGAATTCAGAATCATTCGCTGGTCTTCATGCGGCAAACAGTACGCCTTATTACCTATTCGATGAGGCTTCTGCCGTTCCTGATATTATACATGAGGTAGCACAGGGCGGGTTGACAGACGGCGAGCCAATGATCTTTTTGTTTGGCAACCCGACAAGAAATAGCGGCAAGTTCCGTGAAACATGGCGCAAAGAGCGTCATCGGTGGATTGTCTTCCATGTTGACGCCAGAAATGTTGAGGGAACAAACAAGCAACTTATCCAAGAATGGATTGACGACTACGGCGAAGACTCTGACTTTGTGCGCGTCCGTGTTAAGGGCGAGGCTCCGAGACAGTCTATTGCGCAATTTATCTCTGACGCTGATATTGACCAAGCAATCTGTCGAGAATTAAAGCCTGCGCAGTATAGATTCGCCCCTGTCATTATCGGCGTTGACCCTGCTTGGACAGGAAAGGACGAGATTGTTATCGCTATGCGTCAAGGATTGTATTCAAGAATCCTGTATACAGCGCAGAAGAACGATAACGATTTTGAATTGGCAACAGTTATAGCGCGCTTTGAGGACGATCTCGAAGCGCAGGCCGTCAATATCGATCTAGGTTACGGCACAGGCATTGTTTCCGCAGGCAAGGTCATGGGCAGGAAATGGAATCTTGTCTCGTTCGCTTCAACAGAAGGCATTGATCAAGGTTGCGCTAATAAGCGGGCTTCTATGATTAAAGATGTTCGCGACTGGCTAAAACAAGGCGGCTCTATTGAAGACGACAAGGCCTTGATTGAAGAATTGCGCGTTATCGAAACAGTCCACCGCCTTGATGGAAAGATCCTTATCGAAAGCAAACAATCTATTCAAAAGCGCATTGGCAAGTCTACCAACAGGCTAGACGCGCTTGCATTGACCTTCGCCGTTCGCATTGCGCCTAAGGGAGAGAGGGCGGCAAAGGTTTCCGTTGTTAATAATTTTACACCGTATTGAGAGTTGTCATGTGTTTTTCGTCCCCTTCTATTCCCGCCGTTCAGCCAGTAGCAACGCCTGCAAAGGTGCCAACGCCTGTTGATGAGGGCGTACAAGCGGCAAGAACAGATGAGCGTAAAAGGCTTGCTCTTCTATCTGGTAGAGCCTCAACACTTCAGACAGGCTCTGAAGGTGTAACGACAGAAGCTCCTACGCAACGCAAAACGCTATTAGGTGCCTAAATGATCGATAATGACAAAAGACCTTACAACGAGCGGTTTCAAACTCTCATCACGGAAAGAGAGAGCTTTGTCGCGCATTATCGTGAATTGTCCGAGTATATCGCGCCAGAACGAGGGCGTTTTGATGATACGAAGACGAACAAGGGCACAAGAAAGGATCAGTCTATCCTTGATAACAAGGCGGGAACTTCTCTTGGCGTGCTTGCTTCTGGCCTTATGAGCGGGCTAACTTCCCCTGCTTATCCATGGTTTAGGTTTAAACTGTCCGATGATGCCTTGAATGATAACGCAGATGTGCGTTCATGGCTGTATGCTTGTCAATCTCGTATGCAAGATGTCTTTGCAAGGTCTAATTTCTACCGCGCATTGCCGACTTTCTACAAGGAACTCGGTCTATTCGGCACGGCTTGCATGATTATTGATAAATCTTTCGAGAATGTGATCAATTGCCATGTTCTCACAGCAGGCACCTATTGCGTTGCCAATGATTCTGAATATCGCGCCAATGTGCTTTACCGCAAGTTTTCCATGACCGTTTCGCAGTTAATGGAGAAGAAAGAGCAAGATGGTTGGGATATTTCGCCAAGAATCCAGCAAAAGCACGATATGGGCAAACTTGATGAGTGGATCGATATTATACATGTTATTGAGCCAAACGATCAGAGAGAGAGCGGAAAGATTGACAAGAAGAACAAGAAATACCGCTCTTTGTATTTTGAGGAAGGCAAAGAGGCAGAGGGCTTCTTGAGTGTTTCAGGTTATGACGATTGCCCGTTTGTTTGCGTGCGATGGGAGACAGTAGGCGAAGATGTTTATGGTATCGATGCACCTGCAATGATGGCTCTTGGCGATGTAAGACAGCTTCAAAAGATGACGCTAGACAAGTTGGAGGCTATCAGAAAGGCTGTTCGGCCTCCTCTTGTTGGTCCAGCTTCTCTTGCAGGATCAAAGGTTGATACTTCTCCTGATGGAATCACTCTTGCAGATGAGAGTATGGCACAGGGTGGCTTGCGTCCGATCTATGAGATGCGTCTCGATCTGCCTTCTTTGATGAACGATATTGCTTTGGTTAAAGAGCGAATTGCGACTGTCTTCTACGAAAACTTGTTCATGATGCTTGCGCAGACTGACAGGCGCCAGATCACAGCACGGGAAGTCGCAGAGCGTCACGAGGAAAAGCTTCTCATGTTAGGGCCAGTCCTTGTTCGCTTGCATGATGAATTTCTCTCTCCTGCGATTGAGCGTGTATTTGGCATCATGTTTGAAGGTGGATTGTTTGATGAAGCGCCAGAAGAGTTAGCTGGGCGTGATATCAACATTGAGTTTGTTTCTCTGTTGGCACAGGCTCAAAAGGCGGTAGCAGTTTCTTCAATCGAAGACATGGCCATGTTCACGGCACAGATGGCGCAGTTAGATCCTTCTGCTTTGGATAAGCTAAACATTTATGCCGTTATCGACGCAAGGGCAGACGCTCTTGGGGTTCCTCCCGTGTTTATCCGCACAGATGAAGAAGCTGCGGTTATCGCGCAGGCAAGAGCGCAACAGCAACAGCAACAACAACAGATGGCACAGATGGCGCAGATGGCGTCCGTTGCGAAAGATGCAGGTTCGGCGGCTGATACTCGCTTGCCTGAAATGTTAAGAGGAATCGTTGGCAATGCTTAGCGATAAAGATCAAAAGATTGCTTTGCGTGAGGCCAACAAGAAATTGGCGCTTGAAAAGCTTCTGTCAATGGAAGGCGGGCGCTATTTAGTCGCGGATATTATTCGTGACAGCGGTTTCAACACCTTTGCTATCGGGTCTTTGGGTGTTGAAGAGGCAAACTATAGAAATGGTAGGCGCTTTGTTGGAGCAAAACTTATCGCGTTTATCAAGTCTATTGACCCAAGTCTTATGGTTCAAATTGAAAAGGATATGATGAATGACTGATTTTGTCGAAGGCGGAAAACTTATGACGGAACCAACAGAGGCGACAACGACTGATGTTGCTCCTGAAGCTACTCCTGCCCCTGTTGAGCAGGAAGCAGCAAACCCTGCGGAAGCTGTAAAAGCGACAGAGCCAACGCCAGAAGTGATCCCTGAGAAATACGAGTTTGCTGTGCCAGATGGCTTTACTCTCGACAATGAGGCGGTTGAGAAGTTCACGCCTATTGCCAAAGAGCTAGGACTTTCCAACGAGAAAGCGCAGAAATTGGCCAATCTTTACGCAGAAATACAGAAGGGAGCGGCTGATAAGCTTATGAAAGCCCGTGCCGATCTGATGGACAAGCAATATGAGGAAGTCCAGAAGCACGCAGAATTTGGCGGCGCAAACTTCGAAAAGAACGCTGGTGCTGTTCGTGGCCTTATCGGGCGCTTTGATAAAGACGGAGCCGCAACAAAAGCCTTTGCAGAAACGGGAGTTGCCAATAACCCAGCGATCTTCGGCCTATTGTACCGCATTTCGAAAGTTATTGGAGAGGATACGACACAGATGGGGAACTCTGCCGCTGTGGCGAAAAAATCTACCGCAGAGTTGTTGTTTGATAAATCACTCGCGAAAGGAAAATAACCATGAGTGCATTAAGCGATAATAATCCTACATTGTTGGACTTGGCTACTCGCCTTGATCCAACGCGCAAAATCGCGTCAATTGCTGAAATTCTCAATCAGTCACACGAGATTTTGGACTACATGACCTTTACTGAAGGCAATACCGAAACAGGTATGCGTACTTCTATTCGTACTGGTCTTCCTGCTCCTACTTGGCGCAAACTTTACGGCGGCGTACAGCCTGAGAAAAGCACGACTGTTCAGATTTCTGAAAACTGCGGCTCTCTTGAGGCCTATTCCGAGATTGATAAAGATCTCGTGGAGATGGCAGGGGATAAAGCGGCTTTCTTGCTTTCTGAAAGTCTCCCGCATATTGAAGGCATGGCCAACGAATTGTGCTCTACGCTTTTCACAGGTAACGAATTGACAGAGCAGATCGGAAGAGCACACGTCTGAACTCCAGTCACCTGAAGCTATATCGTATG